GAAGAAGTCAAATACCTGACCGAGAAGTTCGAGAGAACCGCCTACTGGAAAGACACGGGATCTCTAATGCCAAGGTTCCCTGATAAGGTCTTGACTGGTGGTGACTATCATCCTAAAGGACATCACTTCAACCTTAAACGTGTATCTCTCGAAGCTCCTGCTCCTACTCTTACCGCAATGGGTAATGGTGACACTACTGCCGGCGCATTTCACTGGAGTGAACCAAGAAAGTTGACACTAGGTGAATTAAAGCGTATAATGTCACTTCCTGATGATTTTAAACTCACGGGTAAGTGGAACCAGAAGGCAGAACGTGTTGGTCGTATGGTTCCTCCACTAATGATGAAAGCAGTCGCAGAGAGCGTTTATGAGAACGTATTGAAGGTGTATAATGAAAGATAGAGAGAAGTATAAAGACTTTACGTTTGGTCACCGCGAAGAAGGTTTCGATAATCACATCGATGCTTCGATTCGTCACTACTCCACGCTCCATGATGACGTGGTAAACCTATCACGTTACTTTGTAGAGAACGATACTAAGGTCGTTGACATTGGATGTAGTACAGGTAAGACTATCGAAGCAATGGTTGAACAGAATCATACTACTGCCCCTAACGCACATTACTGTGGTGTTGAGTATGCTCCGGTATTTCAAGACGATATGACTGCGCGACAGACAAGACTTAACGAAGGTGGTCATCACGTCTGTTTTCAAAACAAAAACATCATCCACCACAACTTCGCCAACTGTTCTCTTGTGACATCTATCTTTACGTTACAGTTTATGCAACCTTTATGGAGAAAGAAAGTACTACAGAACATCTATGACGGACTCAACGAAGGTGGTGCGTTTATCTTTGCCGAGAAGACTTATGCGGAGAACTCACGTATCCAAGATATGATGACCTCTACGTTTTATGAGTACAAGGCACAGCACTTTACCTATGAAGATATTATGGAGAAAGAGAAGATTCTCCGAACTATGTTGAAACCGATGACTTGGAATGACCTGACTAGTCTACTGACCTCAGTTGGTTTTGATTCAACAAAGATTCAACCGTTCTGGATGAATCACCTGTTTGTGGGTGCTATTGCGATAAAGTAATAGTACTATTATATAAACGTCATAAAATAGAGGATTCGAAATATGACTTTAAGAGTAGAAAAATTGGGGTTTGATCCCAAATCAGAAACAAAAGGGGTTACCCAGCTGTTATTAACTCCAACAGTCGCCCAATACATTCTTGACAACCATAACTATGATAATAGACTTATTAAAAAGAATCAAGTCAATAATCTTGTTAGGAATATTGAGAGAGAAGGTTGGTTGTGGGATGGTGGTGCTTTAACATTCAACACCGATGGTAACATAACTGAGTTCCAGCATAGATTGATCGCTGTGATAAAGTTAGGTATAACGGTATTAGTTCCGGTTATACTGGGAGTTATGCCTGACACCTTTACCAAAGGAACCGAAGCTCGTAAGCGTACTGCCGGTGATGAGATTCAACGCAAGTATCCAAAGGCAAAGGCTAGTGAGATAACTACTCTGGGCGATGCGGTAAAACGTAAGGGTCTCCCTTCCCTTAACATGTCAAATGCCATTGAATATTGGAAAAGTTATTCCGGTATAGTGAAGAGAGGTAATGATATTATAGACGATTTCTTTGATAGCGTTTCAGAATATTCCCCCTACCGAAGAAACTTTGCTTCTTGGGCATCTCTCATGTCGGAGATTGGTGAAGAAGACACTGCGATTCAGTTTCTAGACTGCTTGAAAGACGAAATTCTAGGACAAGATAGTTTTGCTTTAACTACCGATTTCTTTGAGTTCTTCAAAGAACAGTCGTGGTCTATGAGTAACTCTGGTCGCGCAACTTTCATGTTCCAGTGTCTATGTGTTGCGTCCGATAGATTCCTTAAATTTGGTCACGCGAATATCCAATTACATGGTAATGTGTCTAACTTCAATCATGTTAGTCTGAATAAAACTGGGGTATACCGCAAGTTTCAGATCAACCAAGATTCTACCACATGAATGTCATTTACCAGTACTGGGATGGTGATTTAAGAGCAGATATCTTGTTGGGTCGTCGCATGATGGAGGAGTATGCTAGACGTATAGGTGTTCATTACATATTTGAACATAACCCTGACTTCTTATCAAAACATTTTAACTATTCGGTAGGTGATAAGGGTTACTTCTTTTCAGCACTAAAACCTATATTCGACCCTATGTTCGATGAATATGATAAAGTTCTGTTTGCTGACTTAGATATATTTCCCGCAGAGAAACTACAATATAATATATTCGACGCATTCAATGAGAATATGGATGTTGGTATGGTACCTGAATTGTGGGTACTGGATAATCCTATGCCAGACCACAAACGCATTGAACTTATAGAATGGGATAACTTGGTGAGAACTAAGTTGGGTGTTGAGTTTCCTAGTATAGATGGGCAATTACCTATTGCGTTAAACAGTGGTGTTGTGATATATTCGAAGAAGATGCGTATACGCGCACGTACGGAAGGGTGGTTCGACCTTAAAGACTATGTTGAGGTTATTCATGATTCTGGTATAGATGCGAGTTATTATATAACAGACCAGCCGTACATCCAATATATGTTATTCAAGAATGATGCGACTGTTCAATATCTAGACCAGACATGGAATGGTCATACGTGTACCGACCTATTGATGAGTCTTGATGGTCTCCCTGTTGTGAAACACTACGATTATCGCAAACCTAATACTAAGTTTAATCATTGTCGAGTTCAGGGTACTGATTTAATGGGAATGGGCACACTTCTAGATGTTGCTAGACGACCTATGAGTGAGTGGGATAAGGATATTTTAAATGGTAGTTATATTAAGAGCCATATGGGGTAATTGATGATTAGAGAAATTCTCTCTGACCACATAGCAGGAAAGGTGCCGCATGATAAAGTTGCGGTACTTCTTTCTGGTGGTGTTGACAGTATCAGTGTGGCAATCGCTGCACAGGATGCTGGGAAGACTGTACACGCGTATAGTTTCCATCTTGAAGGACAACCATCTTATGACCACGCGAAGGCAAAGGAAGTCGCAGAAATCATGGGGTGGGAGTTCACCACTATTATTGTCCCTACTGATAACCTAGTTGAAGACTGGCACCGACTAGTCAAACATGGTTGTCGCAAGAAATCCCACTACGAAGCCGCAGTGTTTCCCTTCCTCTATTGTTATGAAAACATGACAGAAGAATACTGTATCACTGGATGGGGTGCTGACGCATACTTCGGGTGTTCTAAGAAAGCAATGATTAGATACTCTTCTTTTAAAAAGAAGCGCAACTATGTCAAGTACTGTAAAGAAAACAACCAGAAGAGAGTCAACTGGAATGAGTTCCGTAATGCCTACCTCGACGGTGACTGCGCAGGACTAAAACAACACACTAATCTAGCAGAGAAACATGGTAAGGTTCATGTTACTCCGTATCTAGATCCACGCGTACGCGAGTTCTTTATGAAGTTCTCGTGGGAAGAACTCAACAAACCAAAACAGAAGAATATAATTCGAGAAGAGTTTGAGATCGAAAAAGTTCTTGGTAAGGTCAAACCCCACATCAACCTACAACTAGGTGGCGGGATAGACAAGTTATTTGAAACACTAATAGATAATGGTGAGATTAATTACAAACGTCGTCAGCGAGTGATGGACATTTGTAGAGACTGGTACGAACAGAACAATACTGCTACCCTTTCCGATTTTTTCTCTTGACACAGCGTTCATATTAACCTATAATGGCCACATGATAAAAAATACTAAAGAATTCTATACCTCAGTTGTCCGTCGCGGCAATAACTTGCTGTATCGCGGATACAAAAATGGCGAACGCGTCAAGAAAAAGATTGCGTTTAAACCCACTCTATTTGTCAATAGTGACAAAACCTCACCTTGGAAAACCCTAGACGGTCAGAATGTCGCGCCCGTGACTTTCGACTCTATGTCTGAGGCGACCGAGTTTGATAAACTGTATCGTGACGTTTCTAACGTCAATGTGTACGGTATGAATAACATGGTGTTTCAGTACATCGCTAAAAAATTCCCGACCGATATCGAGTTCGACCGTTCTTCGGTAGAAGTCACCAACTTCGATATTGAGGTTGCGTCTGACGCGGGGTTCCCTGAACCTAGTAAGGCCGAACATCCTGTCATCTCTATTACGTTACGCAAGAACGACGGTGTCTACTGGGTGTGGGGTCTGAATGACTATGTGGTCACACGTAAAGATGTCTTGTATATCAAATGCGATAACGAGATGGATTTGTTGCGTAAGTTTATTGACCACTGGAGTCGCCATACTCCCGACGTAATTACTGGTTGGAACACTATGGGATTTGATATTCCGTACATCATCAACCGTACGCGTAATCTATTTGGTGACGAAACACTACTTTCTAAACTATCGCCTTGGGGTATCATCCGCGAGCGCAATCGGGAATACTTCGGTAAGAAGGTTCAAGAATATATCCTTGAGGGTATTGAGCATCTCGATTACTTGGATGTTTACAAGAAGTTCACATATACCCAACAAGAATCGTATCGTCTCGACCACATCGCGACTATCGAACTCGGTGAGCGTAAAATCGACTACGAAGAACACGGTACCCTGTTTAATCTCTACAAAGAAGATTACCAGAAGTTCATCGACTATAACATTAAGGATGTTGAACTCGTTCATGCGTTGGACGAGAAACTCGACCTCATCTCCCTTATCCTGACTATGGCATATAAGGCAGGTGCCAACTACGGTGATACCCTAGGTACTACTAATATCTGGGACAGCATCATCTATCGTATGCTGAACGCGAAACAGATTGTGGTTCCACCTAAGACAGATAAACCTAAGTCCGCATTTGCCGGTGGTTACGTGAAAGAACCTCAAGTCGGTTCGCACGACTGGGTAACCTCTTTCGATTTGAACTCTCTGTATCCTAACATCATTGTACAGTACAACATGTCCCCCGAGACTGTTTTGGATGGTATTGTTCCAAATATGTCTGTGGATAAAATACTAGACGGTACTATGTATAGTGACGACTTTGATTATTCTAAACTCTGTCATTCTATTGCGCCTACTGGTGTTAGATTCTCGCACGACCGAAAAGGTGTTGTTCCTTCAATCATCGAACAATACTATTCGGAACGTCGGGTAGTCAAGAAAGAGATGTTGGAACTTCAACAAGAGTATCAACATAATCCATCTAAGGCGCTCCAGTATAAGATTACCTCTCTGAACAATAAACAGGCCGCCATCAAGATTCTTATGAATTCACTTTATGGCGCCCTTGGGAATCGCTATTTTAGATATTTTGATCAGCGAGTTGCGGAATCAATTACTATTGCGGGTCAACTCGCAATCAAATGGGCAGAGAGAGCCGTTAACAATGAAATGCAAAACCTCCTTAAAACAGATGAAGACTACGTTGTGGCAATTGATACCGACTCTGTTTATATTCGTATGGGTGCCTTGGTTGATAAGTTTGCTCCTAAAGACCCTGTTAAATTCCTAGACAAGATTTGTTCCGAACACTTTGAGAAAGTTCTGGAAACATCTTACGCAGAGATGGCGAAGATTACTGGCGCATATAGTAATCGTATGGAGATGGGACGTGAAGTTATCGCTGACCGTGGTATCTGGATGGCTAAGAAACGTTACATCCTGAACGTCCATAACAACGAGGGTGTCCAATACGCAGAACCTAAACTCAAGATGATGGGTATCGAGGCAATCAAGTCATCGACTCCTTCGGTCGTGCGTGACAAGTTCAAGGAAATCTTTCGGGTTATCGTAGAAGGTACCGAATCAGACACACAACAGTACATTCGAGACTTTAAGTCCCATTTCAGAACCTTACCACCCGAAGATATTTCATTCCCTCGTGGTATATCTGCCCTGAACAAATGGATAGACCGCAAGACTATCTTCAAGAAAGGTACACCGATTCATGTGCGCGGTGCGTTGTGTTACAATGCCGCATTGAAGACTCACGGTCTGACACAGAAGTATCAGGAAGTCCAGACGGGTGAGAAGATTAAGTTCGTTTACCTGAAAGTTCCTAATTACTTGGGTCAGAATGTTATATCATACCCACTTAATATGCCAAAAGAGTTGCGTCTACATACTCATATCGATTATGACCTGATGTTTACTAAAAGTTTTCTAGACCCACTTACTCCCATTCTTGATGCGGTTGGTTGGGACGCGGAACCTCCGTCGTCACTAGAGGATTTCTTCGGATGATACCTAATAATAAGACTAACCATACAGATACGCATTCTGGGAAGAGGATGTTTATCAGAGGCGGTGGAAGAAAAAGTGATAGACCACTAGACTCTTTTGACTTTGATATTTCCCAACAACATTTAGACAATGATAAATGGTCACAAGATAATGATTGGTCTCATAAGAAGAGATTGAAGTTTTCTGAGGGCACTATGAAAAAACATTTGAAAAAATACATGAAAAAAAGTGTCCGAAGGATTTACCGTGGTGTGGACGAGAGGTTTGTTGATGACCCCGAACTTTTCAAACGATACTTAGAAGATTTCTTCGGTTGACAGACCCCCTATATTATGGTATAATGTCTACATGAATTACGAATTAACTATATTTAAAAATCAGTTCGACAACAAGACTCATCGCAAGCAATCTTTTGATACTTGGGATGCCTTCGTTGGTTTACTGAAAGCACTCTCGACTAAAGAGGGACAAAAAGGTGGTGCTAACAGTTCTGCTCTTATTACTCCTGCTGTTTTCGAGGACGGCACGACTCGCGCTAACCGCAATACTCTACGTTGGGGTGGTTGGTGCTGTGTTGATGTGGACGATCATAATTATCCTACCGGTTCTCTTAGTGCCCTAGAAGACGCATTACGTGAAGACTTCGGTCAGTATGATTATGTGGTCTACAATACAGCAAGTTCACGTGAGCCGACTCATCCGAAAGACGTAGATAACTATCCTAAGTTTCGCATTGTCTTTCGATTAGACGAGACGGTTGAGACCGAGCGCATCAAAGCGTTCTGGTACGCACTCAACACTGAACTGGGTGAGATCGGTGACCCACAGACTAAAGACCTTGCGCGTATGTACTATATCCCTGCGGTATATCCTAACGCGTGGTCGTTCTTCTTTGAGAATAAAGGAGCTGCTCTGAATGTGTCAGAGTTGATTGCTAAACATCCTTATCACGAGAAGACTGGTAATTCTTTTCTAGATAGACTACCTCCACACTTGGCATCTGCCGTAATTCAACATCGTAAGGACGGTCTAAATAATACTGACTTCAGATGGTCATCATATCGTGACTGCCCGTTCTGGCCTCGAAGACTGGGTGCGGAGTATCAACAAATTAGCGACACTGGGTGGTATGGTAAGATGTACAGCATTATGTTGTCAATTGCGGGTAACGCATATGCGAAAGGATATCCCCTCACCGCCACCCAACTCGCAGACCTAATTCGTGAGTTCGACAACGATACTGGAAACTGGTATGCTAGTAGGCCTCTGTTGGTAGAGGCTGATCGAGCATTAGAATACATTTATAGGAATGGTTAAACAATGAAGAAAATACTTGTAACCGGCGCTGCCGGATTCATAGGTTCACAACTCGCTGGACGTTTACAAAACAATGGGTATGAAGTAAAAGGTATCGATAATTTCAATCGTCACCTGTATGACCCGAAACTCAAAATAGACCGCATGACTCACTTTGACCTGTTTATCTGGAACTGTGACCTCGCGGACGACATCAAGACTGAAGCGTTATTGCGTGAATTTTCTCCAGATGTTATCATCCATCTCGCTGCTCACGCGGGCGTACGTGACTCAATGGGTAAAGAGAAACAGTATCACCGTAACAACATTGATGCTACTCAGAATCTTATTGATGTGTGTAAGAAATACCTTCCCGACACTCGTATCATTTATGCGTCAACGTCTTGTGTGTACGCGGGTTCTCAGGTACCTTGGACTGAAGGTCAAGAGACCGGTAAACAGTTGAACGCATATGGTTACACCAAGTGGGCAAACGAATGTCAGTTCCAATCGTCAGGACTCAACACTGTCGGTCTACGATTCTTCACTGTATATGGCCCTTGGGGTCGTCCTGATATGGCTTTATTTGATTTTACAAATAAAATCCTTGACGGGGAAGAGATTACCGTGTATAATTACGGGAACATGAAGCGAGACTTTACCTTCGTGGAAGATATCCTAGATGGTATCGAGTGCGTTTTAAATCATCCTGAGATTGAATCGGGAGAGATTTTTAACATCGGTCGTGGTGAACAAGTCGAACTTATGGAATTCATCACGCAAATTGAAAAGAATGTAGGTAAAGAGGCAATTAAAAACCTCGCACCTAAACATCCAGCGGATACTCTAGAGACTTGGTCTAATACTTCTAAGTTAGAGGCTCTAGGATATCAACCCAAGGTAAGTATCGCCGAAGGTGTTGAACGTTTTTATGAATGGTACAAAACTTATAATGGGATTAAATAATGTCAAATAATGATGCTCCACTAAGTCCAGCGAATCCTTTTCGTGTGGCAATCGTAGGTCACGGTTTTGTTGGCCAAGCGGTTGAGTATGCGTTTACTCATCCGATGGTTGCTTTCAAACTAATTGACCCGAAGTACAATACATCGGTAGATGATCTAAAAGAGTTCGACCCACAATGTGTATTTGTGTGTGCTCCGACTCCATCTAATGACAACGGAACTGTAGACTCTACTATCGTGGAAAATGCTGTACTGAAGACTCTTTATCACACTAACGCATTGGTCGTAGTTAAATCTACGATCACTCCGGATGTAGTCCAGCGACTATACAATACTATGGATCGTCGTCAAGTAGACCGATTCTGTTATAATCCTGAGTTCCTGACAGAGAAGAACGCTAAGGCTGACTTCGTTACTGCCAAGTTCCACGTCATGGGTGGTTCTCCACAGGCAACTCAAGAACTGATTGAAATCTATGATATCTTCAGTGGTTGTGAGTCTAATGACTATCACCGTATGACCGCATTCGAGGCATCATTCGTTAAGTATACAATCAACTCCTATCTTGCTACGAAGGTAACATTCTTTAATCAGTTATATGACTTGGTTAATCTATATGGATGTTCTTATAACATCATTACTCGTGCGGCAGGACTGGACGAACGTGTTGGTATGGGCCACACTCGTGTGCCTGGCTTTGATGGTAAACGAGGTTTCGGTGGTGCGTGTCTTCCTAAAGATACGAATGCTTTCTTAAAGTTCTCTGCCCATAAGGTGGATGACCAAGAAATATCTTTTGACTTACTTGAGAAAGTACTTGACATAAACACTCGTTATCGTGTACAATACGACCTTGATGAAAGAGAAAAGGTTAATAACATCACATTCGCTAACTTTGGTGAGGCAAAAGATTAATGAGTATAATGGACAAACTAAAGAAGAACTCTAAGATTAAAGAGACTGAAGTTCTCAGTACGAGTAAATTCTTTACGGCAAAAGATATGGTTGCGACCGACGTTCCTATGGTGAACGTCGCGTTGTCTGGTTCAGTAGATGGTGGTATTGCTCCAGGCCTTACGGTTCTGGCAGGCCCGTCTAAACACTTTAAGACTTCATTCGCATTGTTGATGGCAGGTGCTTACCTGAAAGCGAAGAAAGATGCGGTTATGTTGTTCTATGATTCAGAGTTTGGATCGCCTCAATCATACTTCGAGCAGTTTGGTATTGATACCTCTCGTGTGTTACACACGCCTATCAAACACGTCGAAGACTTGAAGTTTGACTTGATTAGTCAGCTTGAAGAACTAGACCGTGACGACGATGTAATCATTGTCATTGACTCTATTGGTAACCTTGCGTCTAAGAAAGAACTGGACGATGCCTTGAGCGAGAAAGGTGTTGCGGACATGTCACGTGCGAAGGCACTGAAGGGTCTGTTCAGAATGTGTACTCCGTATCTTGCGATGAAGAACATTCCAATGTTGGCAATCAATCACACTTATAAAGAGATTGGTTTGTTTCCGAAAGATGTGGTTAGTGGCGGCACTGGCATCTATTACTCAGCTGATAACATTTGGATTATTGGCCGTCAACAAGAAAAGACTGGCATGGAAATCACTGGTTACAACTTCATCATCAAGGTTGAGAAGTCTCGATATGTGAAAGAACAGTCGAAGATTCCGATTGGCGTATCTTGGGAAGGTGGTGTACAGAAGTGGTCTGGTCTGCTCGAGGTTGCCTTGGCTGGTGGATATGTTATCAAACCAAGTAATGGTTGGTATTCGCGTTGTCATGGCACCGAAGCAGAAGATAAGAAGTTTCGTACCAAGGACACTCTAACCGAAGAATTCTGGGAACCTATCTTTTCTGAAAGTGATTTCAAAGAATTCCTTGCCAAGACCTATCAAATAGGGTATAATAGCCCCATCAACTTAGATACACTTGATGCGTTAAAGGAGATAATTGAATGAGAGCGTTAGATTTAGATAAACCTAGTCAAGGTGTTGATTACGAATTAGTGCCTGCGTACGCGCAGGACGATAGTCAAACGTGGGAAGTAATGATTCTACGTGCTCCATTTGATGGGAGTAGAATCCGTTATAAAAATGTACAACTTGATGGTGAAGGTGAAGAGACTCAATTAAAGTTTAATTTTGATGTCGTCTCCACACGCTATCCTGAGACGGTCAATCTCGTAAATGAAGAGTTGCAGCAGTTTTGCACAGATATATTAATTGATGTAATAGAACTAGCAATTAAAGATGGTTCAATTGGAGCAGCAAGTGACGGAAATCAATCTACAGCAGACAATTCTACGGAATCTACTGACTAATGATCCTTACACACGTAAGGTCGCAGCGTTTATAAATCCTGACTACTTTGAGGGTGTCTATCAGGCACTCTTCAAAGAGTTTACTAAGTTCATTGCTAAGTTCAATCGTCTTCCCTCTAAGGAAGCTTTCAAGATTGAACTGGACAGTACTGACCGTCTCACTGACGAGCAGTACCGTCATGCTATGGATATC